TTTTAGAAAACAATGTTTAACTAAGTATCCAGATAAAATAACACAACATCATACTTTGAAAGATGAACTTCGAGTAGCTCATAAAGTAGAAAAACCTAGAACTTTTGGAGTAGATAGTTTAATAACACAATTTGAGATGAAACGATTAATGGGAAATCTAATGATTCAACTTAAAGAGGAAAGATGGAATAATGGTTTAGCTATAGGGTTAAATCCGTATAAAGATTGGCCTAGATTGTATGATATTTTAAGTAGTTGTAAGATAAATTGGGATGGAGATATAGGAGAATATGATGCTAGTGTATCTCCTCAAATTCAAAATATTGTTAATGAAGTAGTAAATAAAAAATTTGTAGGAACAGAAGAAGATAAAAATATACTAGAACGATTATTGAATTTAGTTATACAGAGTTGGGTAGTAGCCGGTAATAAATTATTGTTTAAAACGCATGGAGTGTTATCAGGTATGTGGATTACGAATTTGTTTAATAGTATCTATAATAGGTGTTATACAGCAGGATGGTATTATAGAAATATAGTTCGAAAATATGGAAGAAGTAGATCAGTGTCAAGGTTTTTGCATGAAGTAGTAGATTTTGTACAAGGAGATGATAAGATTTGTGGAGCTAGAGTGGACATAGATATTCTTAATGCAATAACAATGAGAGATTATTATATGAGTTGTGGAATGACGTTTACTGATGGTGAAAAAGGTCAAGTAGAATATGAAAGTAAAAATTTACATGATTGTATATTTTTGAAAAGAAAATTTGAGTTTCACGATGAATTAAAACAAATAGTAGGTCCTTTAAGTATGGAATCAATAACAAATTCAATTAGATGGTATAAAGATGATAATGAAGAAGAAGAAATTTTAAAGGATAAATATCATGTGTATCAAAGAGAGTTGTACCTACATGGAAAAGAAGGAATTAATAAAATTAAGTTAGCAAGCAATTTTATTAAAGAAAAGAAAATAAATTTAAAAGATTTAAGTATGGATTATTTGCGTAAAACATATTTAGATGATCCAGACTATTGGTACAATTATGTACAAAGAGTTAATGGAAAAGTGTATTAAATTAAAGCTTGCTTATGAAATAGTTAATATTAAATAGTTTAGTTAGTTAATTATTTTAATTCTCCAAATTAGTAGGAGAAAAATTGAATGAGTGTTTATATACTCATTCTTGATTAATGTGTGAATTGGACACATTATATTAAGTTATTATATATAAAACCCCC